GAAAGGCAGCATTAGATGTATTAAAGATGGCAGGAGTATATATAGATAAACGAGCAATAGATTTAGTTGTAGATAAACCTGAACCGATAGTATTATGGGATTTTGATGAAACTGCAGATAACTCCACAGATTAAGGAAATAATACAACACCCGTCGCGATATAAAGTTATAGTTGCTGGTAGGAGATGGGGGAAGACACACGCGGCACTATCGTGGCTCACACAAGGAAAACAAGAACCATATGAGAGAAGATGGTATATAGCTCCATCATATAGAATGGCAAAAACTATTGCTTGGCCGATAATAAAAAGAGTATTAGGAACTCACCCATATGCAAAGGTAAATGAATCAGAACTATCAGTAACATTTACTAATAGTAAGAGTGAGATAGCATTGAAAGGTGCAGATAACGAGGATAGTTTGAGGGGCGTTGGCTTATCAAAAGTAGTATTAGATGAATACGCATTTATGAAACCGCATGTATGGGAAGAAATCATTTTACCCACTTTGGCATCTACATTAGGTGAGAGTATGTTTATTGGAACTCCAGACGGATTTAATCACTTCTACGATATTTATTTAAGAGGATTAACAGATGATTTAGAATATCGGTCTTGGCAATTTAAGACAGTAGAATCTAACTTTGTAGATCCAGTTGAGATAGAAAAAACTAAAAGAAATATGGATGGTCGTTTATACAGGCAGGAGTTTGAGGCCTCCTTTGAGACGTTAGGTGGAAGTAGAGCAGCATATAACTTTGAACGTGAAACACATATTAAGTCAACAGAAGAATTAACTTATATTAAATATGCAGGCATTGACTTTAATGTGGATTATATGAGCGCTGAGATAGCTTGTGAGTATGGTAATGGAGATATACATTATTATGATGAGATAAGATTACATAATAGTAATACTGAAGAATTAGCCAGTAGATTGAAAGAACAGCATCCAGATTTAGTAGAGGTCTATCCAGACCCAACGGGCAAAAGTAGGAGCACTTCAGCAAAACAGAGCGACCATATGATATTAAGAGATTTAGGATTTAATGTAATTACAAGGAATTATCACCCTAGCCATAACGCACTTATTAACACTTGGAATAGGAAATTAAAAGATGCCGAAGGAAAGATTAATATGACTATTGACCCGAAATGTAAAGAATTAATATCAGATTGCGAACAAGTATTAAGAAAGCCAGATGGTAGAATAGATAAATCACAAGAATACGCTGGTAGAACTCACGCCTTACAGGCAGCAATGTATCCTGTAGAATACCGACATCCAGTAGGCCAAGTAGGTATTACAAGTATGGAGTGGTCGGAGAGCCTCTAATGAAAAAACAAAAAATAATAGAACAAATAACTCAAGATAAATTAAATGGTATACTTGAAATGCAAAAGAATAATAATGATTTATTAGCTGATATTTATATACAAAATGAATCACGAATAATAGTATTAAATACTTTGCACGAAAAGTTAGATACATTAATGAATAAATACGAAATTATATCAAGTATTATGCCTGTATTAGACGCATATTTTGAGCATTTAGGAGAAAGTTAAAATGGGAGTAAACAACGAAAGAATTGCTGATGGAATAGTGATGGAAAATCTATCCACTAAAAGCATTCATAAATCATTAAAAGCTGAATTAGATTTTATTGAGAATGAACGTGAAAATACACGACATATGTTATTGGATTATTTTGAGCATAGTGGAACAGACGAACACATAAGAAGGTTTTTTAGAGCTGGAATATCAACAGAAGTACCTATATTCACCAGTAATCTATTAGGTAGGTTTGTTAGAGCCAGGAGTTTAGTATATAAGAAATCGCCTGAAATGATTACAGATGATAAGTATATAGACAATATAGATATACAGAATCTAAATACTATGCGTAGAAGGATGGAACAACTAACCTTTCTATTAGGTAGTATGGCTCAGCTAAGTTATTATGATGAACTATCAAAACAAATTAAGTATGAAACTATCCACGATTTTAAGGTATTCTTTTTACCAGGCAAGACAGAACCTTTTGCATGCTGTTATCCAGTATCATTAAGAGGTAATGCTCGTATGAACGAACAGAAATGGATATTCTGGTCGGCAGACGCTATAGACCCAAGTTCAGGTGAGTTTACACGAGGACAACATTTCTTATTTGATAATAATGGAAAAGTTTTTAGTATAAATGAAGACAATATTAACCCGTATGGTATATTGCCTATATTATTTACCCATAGGTCACCTCAAACGAGAACCTGGTGGGTTGAAGGTGCAACTGATTTAATGGTGAGTAATCAACAGGTAGATTTAGGACTAACTCAATTAGCATTAGCCAATAGGATAGATGCATTAGGTATTAAGTATATTAGTGGCCCTTGGAACGAACAAACTAAACGAGAACGATTACCACACGGCGTACAAGATGTAATAAGATTACCAGAAGGATTTACATTTGGTAGAGTAGAAGGTGGAGATACAGCTAAACATATAAATAACTTAAAATTCTTCGTTAATCAGGCAGCACAGAACAATCACTTACAACTTAAATGGGCAAGTGAAGGTGGAGATATTCCATCAGGTCGTGCATTGCAACTTATGGAAGTAGAGAATACAGAACAGAGGGAAGCCAGTATACAAGATATATGGAGACCACACGAACAGACCAGATACAATTTAGATAGAATAATATTAGAAACACATGGTATATCAGTTGGAGATGAATATAGTGTTAATTTCGTAGAACCTGATTTAACTATTACCAGTGAAGATGAAAGAGCACAAGAACAACACGATTTAGAGTTAGGTTTAACATCAAGGAAAAGATTATTAGAGAAACGGAACCCAGATATAACAGAAGAAGAGCTGGATGATATAATCGCTGATGCAGATGCTGAACAGTCATCTAAACAAACTACTCCTATCTTACCATTAATTTAATAATGGCTACTATATTACACAAGTATTTAGATAAGTTAGATGACTTGAAGATTAAGGTTGGAGAAGATGCTGATAAAGTAATACTTGATAGCATTGATATAAAATCACTTATTAAGAACCCAAGACAGATTATAGGGCAGATTGCTGTAGAGTTCTCCCAACGACATACAGATAAGATACAACAGAGTTATACAGTCGTAGAAAATGCTACTAAAAAGATTATAGAGAAGAGCTAATGGCGGAAATAAAGATAGTAATTAATAGAACTAAAAAGCTACGTAGATTAAAGAAAAAACTTCCAAAGATTACTCAAATGATATTAAATGATGTGGCTGATGCTACGGTGATAGATTTAAGAACACGAGGAGCACGTGGAGAGGGAGTAAGTGGAAAGTTAGCTCCATTAAAGACAGAAACTATAAGACAGAAAAGGAAACACGGATTATCAAAACCAAATACTCCACTATATGGCACAGGTAAGATGACTCAAGGAACATTTGTAAAAGAAAGAAGAAAGAACAAAGCTACTATTGCTGTACCTCGTGATAGAGAAGAGATACTATCATATCACCAAGAAGGAGCAGGACATTTACCTAAAAGAGATTGGTTCGGTATAAGTAAGAAACACCAGAAGAAAATTGAGAAGATAGCCAGAATCCAATTTAAGAAACTATTAAAAACTTTATAGTATGCCAAATATTAAAAATATAGAAACTATACTATCACAGAAAATACAATCTGACGTAGCCGTTACAGTATTAGAGATAGAACAATTAGTATCCAGTATGAGGTTATATGGTATGGACGAGGCTACTATTATATCAACATTAGAAACAGATTTAATCAATCAAGGAAGGTTATTCGGTGCATTTAGAAATAGAATAAAGAATACTATAAAGAGTGCTATAGTGTTAGCCTCAGGTGCAGCACAACGAAATCTATATGGAAAGGCAGGAATAAAGGAGTTTAGATGGGTTACAGTATCAGATACGAGAGTATGTCCTGATTGTGTTATACGACATAATAGAATAGAAACATTAGATACTTTCCAACTA